AGTTAATGGATATGTTAGAACAAAAAAGAAATAGAACAAAAGCAGCGCTTGAAATATATGCTAATAGCTCAGCTACAAAACTTCAAAATCACGCAAGAGTAAATAAACCTTGGACAGATAGGACACATGATGCTAGAAATAGACTTAATGCATCATGGGAATGGAAAAACGAGAATGTATTAAGTATTGCATTATCACACGGAGTTAATTATGGGATATATCTAGAAAAAGGAACATCACCACATGTTATAACAGGGAATCCTTGGTTGTATTGGCAAGGAGCTAGTCATCCTGTTAAAAAAGTCAACCACCCTGGTACAAGACCTTATCCAATTATAATGCCAACAATAAATGAAATAGGTCCACAGGTTATGTCTGGACTAAGTATACTTCTAAGGTAGGTGAGGTTAATGTTTCAGGATTTATATAGATTTCTTAGAACTGGCGGATTAAAAGTGTACTCACTTGGACAACAGGATAAAATTTGCACAGACCCATTTGTATTGATTTATGAAGCTGGAACAGAAGATACTTCAAGTAGTAAGAATCTAAAAAAAGAAAGCATAGAGTTATGGGTATTTTATCCTTTTAATGAATACTCAAAGGTTGAGGATTATATAAAACAAGTTGAAAATACAATAAAAAAATTCGGCAAACTAAGAAAAAATTATGATAAGTATGCAATAGAAATTGATAATGATATGAAAGCATATTATACAAAACTTTCGTATTTCAGATATGTATATAGAGAAGGAGGTAGATAAATATGGCAGCTACAGTAAAAAAGATAAATCAAATGCCACTATCAGATGTATCATTGGTTAGAGTTGTAACTGAAACTGATATTTTTAGTTTCAAAACTTCTGATGAAATTTCAACAGAAGAAGTGGTTTCAGAAGGCGAAGAACAAACTCTTAAGCTAAAGGGTGAAATATATGCAAATAGAGAAGCTAAAGATACTGTACTTGGTTATGACTTAACTTGCAAAGACAATGTAATGTGTCCTGAGCTTCTTAAAGTTATTCAAGGAGGTACTATCGAATACGATACAGATGGAAAAACTTTTAAAAAATATACAGCGCCACCAGTAGGACAAAATGCATCAAAAACATCGTTTGATGTTGAAGTTTATTCTGCAGAAGTAGGAACAGATGGAGACACTGGAAACTTTTCAAAAGTGACATTTCCAAGTTGTAAAGGAAAATCAGTGCCTTTAAGTTTTAAAGATGGTGAATATTATTCAAATGAATATACTATTCAATCAAGACCAGAGAAAGGAACTGCACCTTATACAATAGAAAAAGTAACTGCTTTACCAAATGATACAGTATCAGAATGAACAAATGATATAGAAGAAAATAAGATTGTAGAAGAAAATAATGTTATAGATGAAATAGACCTCTCTAAATAATTTTAGAGGGGTTTTTATTATGAAAGGAAATAGATAATGGAAAATTTACAAGTAACAAGTTTAGAAAAATTAAAAAGAGTAAAACAAACTCAGATAGTAAGTTTAGGTAAGTTTGAAGATGGAACAGAACTTATAGCTGAGCTAAAAAGACCAGATATGCTAGCTTTTATAACAGAAGGTAAAATACCTAATACTCTTTTACAAGAAGCAGCAGAAGTATTTAACGGGAAAACTGAAACTGTAAACAAAGCAACTATAGAAGGAGATGTTACAGCTTTAAAACAGTTAGGAGAGCTATTAGAGTTTTTATGTGAAGAAACATTAGTAAATCCAAGCTATAAAGAAATAAAAGAAATAGGTATAACGCTACCACTAGAAATGAAAACAACAATTCTTACTTATGTTCAAGCTGGAATTGACGGGCTAAAAAGCTTTCGTAAAGAGCAAGAACGTATTGAGAATAATCAATCAGTCGGAGAAATATAGAAGATTACCAAGTGAAATAGCAAGAATAAAAGATGAGTACGTGGCTTTTTGCTTTGATGAAGCTTGTATGTATATATCATGCCAACTTGAAGAAAAGAAAAAACCACGATGGAGTGAAGATCTAATAGACCAAGAAACAGGAAAGAAAAAAACATTTATATCAGAAGCATGGAAAAAACAAAGAAAGGAGGGTAAATAATGCCGGATACAAACTTAGGAACTGCAACAGGCTATTTAAATCTTGATATTCATAACTGGAATAATGCATTAGATGATGCTAGAGAGAGTTTAAGGGAGTTTGAAAATAGTTCTAATTCTATGGGTGATACGTTAAGAAATACACAACAAGCTACAAATGGAGCAAGTGATGCATTACGAAACACGAGTGATTCAGCCAGCAGAGCTAGAAGTGCTTTTGATGGTGTTAGACAGGTAAGTAGTAGTACGAGCAATGCTTTTGATGATATTACAAGTTCGACATCTAGAACAAGAGATGAATTCAGCAGAACAACTCGAGAAGCGCAAAGATTCGAAAGACAAATGCAGAGATTAGAATATCAACTTGGTGGAGAAGTGCCACAAGCCACACGAGAGGCCTATCAAGAAATGTATAGACTTAGAAATGAACAAAGAAGAGCATCGAGAACTTACGGAAGTTATTCTAGAGAAGCTATGCAAGCAAGAAATGCGATGACAGAATTTGCATTAAGTCTAGATGATAACACATTTAGGCAAGTCTACATGAGAAGTCAATTAGGACTTACAGAGGGGCAACTTCAAAGACAAGCTAATAGTATACGACTTAATGCGAGAATGACTAGTTTAATGGGAGACCAAACTCAAATTCTTACACAACGTATGCAAGGTTTACAGGCACATGGAATTAGACCAGAAATGTTATTACCAGCATCAACTCCAGGACAATTCCGATTATTAAGTGAAGCGATGAATTTAGGAGTTTCACCACTAAATCGTCTATCTGCAGGATATAGAACGTTAGGTGGTAGAGTTGAAGGAGTTATAAAGAGATATTCAGCTCAGAAAGTAGCGGTAAGACTTGCACAAGGAGATATGACGAGATACGGATTGTTAATGAGAAGTTTGACTACTGGTACTGCTAATCTTGGACTTGCAATTCCAATTGTAGGAGTTGCTGCAATTACCGCATATGGAACTTTATTTAGTGCAGCTATGCAAGCAGATGAAGGATTACAAAAGCTATGGGATACTACAAAAAACAAGTTAGCAAAAGCGTTCGAACCTTTGATAGAAACTGCAGGGCAAGTTTTAGAAGTAGGCATGAAAGTTGTTGGTGTTATAGCTGACTGGGTTACAAAATTCAATGAGGCACATCCAATAATCGCAAAAGTAGCTAGTGTAGTTGCCTTGTTAGCACCAGCAATGACATTATTGTTATTACCTCTTTCTATGGGTGCTGGATTATGGAATGGTTGGATGGTTGCCCTCAATGGAGCTTGGACTATGATCGGTGGAGTTGTCACAATGATAGGAACTGCTACCTCAACATTTTTTGCTTTTGCGATACCTATTGCTGCAGTAACCGCTGGACTTATTCACCTTTATAAGACAAATGAAACATTTAGGACTACTGTAAATAATGCTTGGCAATCGGTAAAAGAAAAGGCAAAGGATGTATTTGGTACACTTGAAAAGTATTTTACAGAAACTATTCCAAATGCATATAAAAAAGGTGGTATAAAAGGAGTTTTAGATCAATTCGCGGATACATTTAAAAGTGGATTAGATAAGGTAAAATCATCACTACCTCAATGGCTAGAAAACGGTAAAAGTATGGCTAGTAACCTTGCACAAGGAATTAATCAAGGTTTACCAGCTTTACAGGCAAAAGCAAGCGAAATGATATCAAACTTAGTAGCAGGAGTTTTAAAAGTAGCTCCAAAATTAATAGAAACTGCAGGACAATTAATTCAAGCATGGTTAAAAATGTGGAGTAACAATGTAACACTATTTTTAGATGCTGGATTTAAATTACTTGAAATGATTATGCAAGGTATAGCACAGGCATTACCGACATTAATTGAAACTATAGTAAATGTTGTATCTACAGTAATAAACATCATAGCCGAAAACCTGCCAAAAGTAATTGAAGCAGGAGTATACATTATAACTGCACTTGTAAATGGCATAAGTCAAAATCTACCAGCTATAGTTGATATAATAACAAATACACTAAGTTCTATAGTTAACATCATATTAGAAAATTTACCACTAATAATAGAAGCTGCAGCACAGATTATAACAACTCTAGCAGTTACATTAGTAGAAAATTTACCAACATTACTAGAAGCTGCAGTAAAATTAGTTATTGAAATTGCTAGATGCATATTAGAAAATTTACCACTAATTATAGAAGCTGGTATTCAACTTGTAATAGCATTAGGTCAAGCAATAATACAAGCATTGCCTCAGATAGTTGTAGCAATTGGAGAATTATTTGTCGGAATATTAGAGGTAATAGGTGAAGAAATAGGAAAACTAGGTGAATTTTTATTAGGCAAAGCTATGGAAATAGTTTCTCAAATTCAAAGTAAAATATCAGAACTATGGGAACAAATAAAGATAACAGTAACAGAAAAAGCTACAGAGTTATGGAATTCTATAACACAATGGGCAAATAGTGTATATAGTAGCGCATCAAGTTGGATTAGCAATTTGATATCATCAATAGGTACGTGGTTAAGTGGCTTACCAGGAAAAGTAGGCTATGCATTAGGGTTTGTATTAGGAGCCATAACTAGCTGGGGAATTAATACATATAACTATTTTGCTACAAATATACCGATGTGGATTAACTCAATAGGAAACTGGTTCTCTCAATTGCCTTCCAAGATAGGTAAATGGCTTACAGATACATATAGCAGAGTAACTCAATGGGGTAGTAATATGTTATCAAAAGCGCAAGAAACTGGTAGTCGATTTATAAGTAATACTATAAATTGGTTTCAACAATTACCAGGAAAGGTATGGAATTTCCTAAGCAATACTTACAGCAAAGCAACTCAATGGGCATCGCAAATGATTGCGAAAGCACAACAAGCTGGAAGTCAATTTGTAAGTAAAGTAGGAAGTGCATTATCAACATTGCCAGGGCGAGTATGGTCATTTTTATCTAGCTGTATATCAAAAGCAATTAGCTTTGCATCGCAATTTGGAGCGCAAGGTCAAAAAGCAGCTAATGATTTTAAAAATAAAATAATAAACGGAGTTAATTCTATCCCTGGCAAAATGGCAAGTATAGGTAAACAAATAGTACAAGGTATATGGAGAGGTATATCTGGAGCTGGAAGTTGGCTTAGAACTCAAATATCTAATTTTGCCAGTGGAGTAGTAAAAGGATTCAAGGCTGGATTTAAGATTAATTCACCAAGTAAAATTATGCGAGATATAATCGGTGTTGGTATAGTAGAAGGTATTGGTGTCGGGATAGATCAAGAGGAAAATAGTTTGCTTGGAAAAGCTAAAAATCTAGCTAATAGTGTAGTTGGTGTTATGAATAACAATGCA